CGTGTCCGAAACAATGATCGGGCGCGCAAGTTTCATCGTCTTTTGCACGCCGGGAAGGTCAAGCGTTTCAGCCTGCCCAAGATACACGGCAGTATAAGGCGCGTCGCCGTCCTGCCCGCCGGATTGCATCTGGTAAACCTCGCCATCCGACGTGCCGAAATACGCGTTCTCGCCCAGAACCGCGATTGACTGCGTGTCGATCCCGGTAAACCGCGACCAAGCGCCGGTCTGCATGTTCGCGACAAGACACGTTCCGAGGCTCACCGCGCTTTCAGGCTGCGTCACGATCATGACCCCTTCCGAAGGCCACTTGGCGATCTGCCACTGCACCGCCGTCAGAACGCCCGCCTGACGCCGCCATTCAGGTTCTATGGCCCGAGACACCGCGCCGAGCGACAACGCCGCCACGTCGCGTTTCATGGCCTCTGAGAGGGGCACCAGACCGACACGGGTCGCCACCAGCAAGTCCCCACCGGCTTTCATGATCGCCTTCGGGCCGATGGGCTTCTCAACGTCGTATATCCCCACCAGCGCCCAATCGGACGCCGACGCGGGGTTGGTCCCTTGGTAGATCGCGACTTCCCCGAGTGTGGAGACGAACACACACATATCGTTCATGCCGTCGCCCGCGTCGGTTGACCACGTTGCCCCGAAGAACAAAGCCCCGCCCTTGCGGAACGTCCCGGCAAGCGAAAACTGCGCCGCCGCGCCGCCGATGCTGTCAACCGGCAGATACCAAGCCGAAAGCGTGTCCTTTTCCACGAAAAACAGGCGGCTTCCGAAACTCCACACAGGCGACAGATCGGAAGTCGTCACCCCCGTTATCGCGATGGACGACGCAACGGCACTGGCCCCGTTCGCCGTCGCCGCCCCCGTTGCGCTATCGGTCAGGGCTTCGTTGTCTTGGAACGGCCCGCCGGTGATTGCGCCCAGCTTCAGAACGCCGGTCGTCGCGGTCAACTTCACGACGGAAAGGATTGTTGCTGTCGCCCCGCTTGTTCCGCCCGTCACGGTCAGCCCAACCGCGAAGGCACCCGTCTGCGCGTCAAAGGCGACTTCGTTCACCGCCGCCGCGTTAATCGGGTTCCATTCCGTCCCGTCGTAGTAGTGGGCCAGATCGGTGCCGTTGACAGCCATCAGGAATTCGCCGCCAGCAGTCGCGAATTGCTGCGCCTGCCAGTCCCCACCAGAAAGCCCGACAACCCCCGCCGCCGGGATCGTGTCCGCATCCGCAGGCGACGTGATGTCAAACAGGCTGTCATCCGATGCCGCGAACAGCTTCGACGTGCCCGACGCTTGATAGGTGAACAGCGAAAGAACGCTATCCGCAGCAATGGTGGCGTGCTTCGTGTTGCCCTTGCGAACCCGGATTGTCGTTTGCCCGCAAATCCAGTTGTCCAGGACGCGCGCGCCGCCTGGCTGCGGGGCGGCAAGGCTTTCGTTCAAAATCCAGCCCCGGATCGGCGCAGGCAGGCGCTTCGGCTCTGCCATCGGAACGGGTTCGACCCGCGCCATCTGCTTGGCCGATGGGGCTTTGCGCGGAGAAACCTTCACATCCGGCTCCGGTCGTTGTATCGGGCAAGATCGGCAATCGCCGCCTCATATTCGGCTTCGTGGTCGGCGTAGGGCATCCCCTTCGCCCGACGCCAGCGAAGTTCAAGGCCCTTCTGGAACAGGGCTTCGTCCATCAACGGGCTATCGTCGTCCGTCGCAAAGGCCGACGTGCCGTTGTCGCACCAGTTTCCGGTCTGATAGGTCGCCGTCACGGTCGCCGCATTCGCCAGATAGGGCCAGAACCGGATCACGTCTTCCCGCAGCAAGAAGTAACGGGGCGTCCCTTCAACCGCCGTTAGGGTTTCCCACTCTGGCTGAGACAGGGGGCGGACAATCCCCGTTCCCTTGACCGCAACGCCCCGAGCCAGCCGCGAGAACCCGGCAGGCATCGAATGCGCCAGTGCAGTGCCATCGCCCGTAAGCGTCGTGGTGGCCGTCAACTGGCCCCAATCCACCCGGCGGGCCAGTTCCTCCCCGGTCGCGTTGGCGTGTTCCGCTACCTCAATCCACGTCCTGTCAGTGGAACCGATCACGCTGTCAGGGACCGGAAGGCCGACGGTTTTCGCAAGGCCCTTGGCAATCGTCAGAAGCGTCATGGGGCCACCCCGCCAACCCGGACACGCATCCGGCTGTATCTCTGCCGTTCGTCATCCGCCGCCGCGTCGCGCATGGCTTCATCCCGCATCTGCGACAGGATCGGCCCCGCCTCGGTATCGCGCAAATACTTCGCCGCCTCCACCGCGACCCCATACAGATACACGTCGGGATATTTGGTCAGGAGCCAGTTCGTCGTCGTGAAGCTGGCCGTCAGCGTCGGGATTGATGCGTAGTATTGCACCGTATAAACCCGGTCATCCGCGACAAGGTTGCTGCCTTCGATGGTGTAGAACGAATAGTTCGTGACCCGGCTTGCCTGCGAAGGCTGCGCGACGAATTCCCGCCCGTTCGCGTCATACACCCCGATCAATTCCTGGAAGTCGTTCGGCAGCGCACCGACACCCCCGGACACCGTTATCGTCGTGGTCGTGATCTGGTCGCGGCACCGCATTTCGCGATTGAACCGCGCTTCGGCGAGTTTTGTCAGCCGGTCGAAAACGTCGGTAATGCTGTCGTCGCGGACCGTCTCAATCACGGCGGTGCGAAGGTCGAGGTAATCCGCGAAAGCCATTACACGGTGCCTTCCTTGGTGCGCCAGCCCCGGTTGTCGCTGTCATTCAGCCACCGGGAGATATACTTCTCGTCGTTCTGCTTTGACGCTTCCGCAAGTTGGTCGTGGAAGATATTCAGCGGGATTGACGCCACCCGGTGCCAATCCCCCTTCCATCCCTTATCAACCATGTTGCGGAACGCGGTGTTTTCGTCCAGCAACGCGGTGTGCGGGTAATCCGTCCGCGCCGTGGTCGTGCCGTCGCCGTTGTCCCGCAGCCAGACCGTGCGCCCTGTCACCGGGTCATGGTCAAACAGGGTCCAATCGCCGTCCGTAATCATTCGCGAAACCTGCTGAGAGAACCGGCCTCCACCCCGTCAAGGGCATCTTCGACGGTAACGTGAACGACGGTCCCGGCGCGGTGGCGAACGCCTTCCGCATCCCAGAAATCCCGCTTCACGACACATGCAATGGTCTGGGGCTTCGGGGGACGCCCCGGCCCGCGCTTTTCTTCGGTCATGTCATTCCTTCCGGGGCCAGTATCTGCGCCCCTTGGCTAGGTTTTTAGCCCTCATGGCCGCAGCTTCCGGCGTGTTTCGCCGGTTCTTTGCCTGCTGCGATGCATCTGCCCATCTGCAATTTTCTGGCGTGTAATCGCCGTCAACGTCAATGCGGTCCAGCGTCAGGCCCTTTGCCCGCTCGCCCATGTCCGACAGAAAGTTGGGGAAACCTCTATCCGCAGTCCATCTGTCGCAAACTTTTATGCCGCGCCCTCCGTATAGATGAAAGTTCGGCGCATTTGGATTGCGGCACCGTTCCAGCATCGACTTCCAAGACCGATATTCTGGGCTTGTCAGCCTTCTGGTGCCGCCTTTTCTTGAGTGACCGTGTTTTGCTCTTGCCGCGTTGGCCTCGGCTGCCCGCTCAGACTGTAAACAACCGCAAGATTGCGTTTTACCCGTCTCCAATGATGACGAAGTCGCAACGCACGATGCGCCGCAGTCACATTGGCATTCCCATGTTACCCTGCCGCCAGAGCCGTTTCCGGCTCTGGCTATCGCAGTTAGGCGGCCGTATCTTTGGCCGACCCGGTCCTTCAATGAAGGCATGTTTCCCTCCGTTTTACGCCACTTAGATATTTGTAGCGTAAAACGGATTATAGCACTATAATTAAGTGCTTGCGAAACAGGTCGCTTCCGTCCCGGTCGAAGACGACATGACGCGGACCGACCAGAGCGCATCCGCGCAGTCAATCAGTTCCACAATGTCGCCCTTGATCCCGCCCGTGGTCGAGCCGTTGAAGGTGACTTTATCGGTGTCGGCGGCGGTTTCCCAACCGTTTACCGAGTTGCCACCGTCGGCCGCCGAAATGGCAAGGCCGGTCATCGTATCGGTGCCGTTGGCCGCAATCACGACCGAGTTGGACGTAACCGTGGTGCCGATGACGATGGTGTAACGCATCCCGGTGCCGCTGGCCTCGGGCAGCGTCAGGGTCAGCCCCGCCGCCGCGTTGACGGTCAGAACGGTGCCCGCGTCCGACGCATCCAGCGTAGCAGATGCGGTGAAGTTCTTCGGTTCGTAAGACATTTTTGGACGTTCCTTTTGACTGAGTGTGGCCGCGTGGCCGGGTTGCCACGGTTACGCGGCGCGTCCGTGGTTTTCGTGAAATCCGTATTCGCGTTCGGCTGCTCTGCGGGCACGAATGGCTTGGCCGAGGCAGCTATAAATCCCGATATGGCGACCGCGAACCTTTGCCAGCCACTTCCCATGCGCGCGATGATGGGTGCGCCAGTAAACGCCTACTATCCCCGTCGTGTTGTCCTTGCGGCGCTTATAGTTCTTCGCGTTTTCGGCATGGCTGACGTTGCGCAGGTTGTCCCATCGGTTGTCGGACCTGACGCCATTGATATGGTCAACTTGGTCTGGGTCTTCGCCCGTCATCCACTTCCAAATCACGCGGTGCGCTTTGGCCGGGGCACCAAACAAACTACCTGTCAAGTAGCCACCACGTGCACCGCCGCTGGAACCATTGGCTAACGCTGGCGAACCCGCGTATTTGCTGTTCCAAATAGCGCAGATGTGTTCAGCATCACGCGAGGGGATTGACGCGAACCAGTCCGCCCCACGTTCGCGCCATGTCAGCGCGCCCGTGCTGGGGTCATAGTCCAGCAATTGACGAAGAACCTCTTGCGAGGGTAAGGCTTTGCAAGCCATGACGCGATCCTCTGACGATCCGTTGCGGTGAGGGGCGGGCAAAGGTTCCAGCCAATGCCCGCCCCGTTTTTTTGTATCCCGTTTATGGGCTTATGGTCAAGTCGAGGACGTCAACCCGAAGATATCCGCCACACACCCCAGGCCCTTTTCGTTCGAGACTTTGAGAGCGCCCTCGCCGATCAGCACGAATTTCTTCGCGTCACCGGTTTTGGCAACTTCCTTGTCTTCCTTCACCTTCCGCAGCCAACCCCACTGAAGATATTCGGGGTCAACAAGGAAGACGTTCCGGGCCAGACCAGCCGAACCCGCCATGACGCGGTTCGGATGGATCATCACCTTGCCGTGCGGGCCTTCGTAAACGTCCGCGTTGGCAACGATGCTGTTGTTCTTGCCCGAGGAAGCCGCGTAGCGGAACGACGCCACGTTGCTATCCGACATGAAGGTGACAAACACCGACTTGACGTAGGGCGACACGAAGACGTGGCGGAAGTTCGCCCCGTTTTCATAGCCTTCCTGCATCACGGCATCCAGAAGCGCCTTGGAAAACGCCCGCTGCGTGCCGTTCGTCGCCGCCACGGTCAGGCCCGTGCCGGTGTTGTAACCACCGTTCGAGCCGCCGGAGCCGCGCGAAACGTTGGTCGCAATCCAGGTCGGCAGACCGCCGCTTTCACGGGTCGAACCCGCGACAGAGGCGTTGTTGTCAACGATGGAGTATTCCACGTCCTTGCGAAGTTCGACGCCCTTCTTGAGCTTCTGATACCTCGTTTTCTGGACGCGGCCCGCTTCGTCAACGACTTCCTGCGTTTCCGAGATGATGCCTTCCTTCCGCATGATCTGGGTGTAGTTGCCCAGACGGGTCGGGGGCGTCGTCGCGCCGAAGGTGTAATCGTCACCTTCTTCCTGGATGTTCGCAGCCGGGGCCGCGAGTTCGTCTGTTTCCCATTCCGGGTGAACCGACTTGAAACTGACCTTCTCGAGCTTGTCGATTTCCTCATCGCTGAGCTTGTAGGCGTCGGTGTAAAAATCAAGGTAGGGTATCCGTTCATCTTTGGCGATCTGCCTCAGCACGGGATCAACATTCATCCCCGCGACATCGCGGTAGATTTTACCCTTGTAATAGGAACCCCAGTGGCCGCCGTGGCGTTTCACATCTTCAAGGCCGCCGATGAGGTCTTCAAAATCAAGCATATACCCGGCGCCGTTGGCGCTCAGAGCGTGATATCCGACATCGAGGACATAGCCGTCGAGCATGCCTTTCTTCACGATTTCATCCATATCAGGCTCTGACCCGGCAATATAGGTGTACTGGGTCTTGAGAAGGTCCTTGTACCACTGGACCCCGTTTTTTGTAATCTCTTCACCTTTCACGGAAAGGGCCCTGCCGCCGACGCGGTCAGTCTGTTCAAGGACGAGCACCTTTTTCCCTTCCTTTGCGAGAAGGGTGGCCACCGTCAGTCCCCCGACACCGGCACCGATTACAATCGCGTCATATCTGTCAGCCAT